TTGCTGACATAAGTGATGTCAATGTTTTTTTCGCCCTTTAAAACTTTTGAAGTTCTGTCCACATCGAGGACAAGCGTTTTGCCAGGGAAAAATTTAATTGACGTCGTTTTCCCCATTCCAGGCGGTCCATATATTAAATAAGTATTTTGTGTTTTTTGGATTTCATCCGCATGGACGATCTGCAATATAATTCATCTCCTTTCAAAGATTCGAATTATGTTTACACTTACACTTCCACAGTGAATGTCGTGGATCCAGGTTTTACGGTAACACCCGGGACACTTTGACCGTTTACGTCCACTACAACCGGACCGCTGTCTGTTTGGACAACCCTAAAGGTCTTTTTCAAGTCTCCCCACTTCACGGAATATTTCAGATACTCCGTAATATCATTTTGAAAAACATATTCAACCAGTTTTTCTTCATTGACTTTTTCCGGTGCCGGCTTGCTTGTCCGGCTTTTAGACTTACCAAACGGCGTAGACAGCGTCTTTGCCTTTGGATTCTCGGCTAGCTGTTTCGCATGGTACCGCTGGATCAGGCCTTGGAAAAATTCCATATCTCCGCGTAGCGCCTTTTTCTGTTCCGCTTCCCAGTCGTCAATTCGTTGCCGTTCCTGCTGTGCAATTTTTGCAATTTCATTTTCCTTTGCCTTGTAAGCCGCCAGTTTCCTAAAAGCCCAGGTTAGGCTTTCCATGTTCGTAATTTCAAAATGCTGGCGTTCTTCCGCCGGCTGCTCTTCCCATTCTTGCAATTCAGCTTGCTGGAGTTCGTTCATACGTTTGTTCCCCTTTCTTATTTGTTTTTTGTGGTGTAAACTAAAATTAAAGTTCACTTTCCAATTTGCTCCGGTTGCCGCCGGGGCGTTTTATTTTGCAATTTTGCTGGACGCTCCGAAATATCTAAGAATGGAAATTGCATCATTCGATAATTCCTGCTTAACAAAAAATTCATCATCGAGAACCAAAATTTCCTCACCTTCAAAGCATTCATTTCCGAAAAAATCGAATCCGCAATGCTTTTGCTCTCGCTCCGGATATCCCATCCGGATTGTCCTAGTAATGTCAGGATGCTCGATCATTTTCCCCACCTCCTTACGAATTCTGCCTTAGCACTCCGCTGTGCAAATGCCAGCAGCAACATCTTTTGCTGGCCTGTAAGACGCGTCCAGGCGCCGGCTTTAATTTTCATCCGTTTTCACCCCCCTTTCAATTTCTTCTATTTTTTTTCCGACCAGTTTTATAAACATATCACTGTTCAAATCACCGGTTTTTAGCATCCTATGCCAAACCTTAACCGCTTCAGCTAATTCGTTGGCTCGATATAGTTCTTCAATTTCCTTCTTGGTATATCCATAAATCATTTTGTTTCACCCCTTGAATATTTGATAAAAATATTTCTGAAGGAATTCTTCCATCCTGCCGGCCAGGAAACACCACTTGTCACCCTGTGACTGCGGGTAATAAACGGGGCCGCCGTTTTCTAAGTCCAAAATCTTTTTGTATTCCGGGCGGAGTAAAATTTTTTCCTTTAGCCAAACGTGACTGCGACCGGTGCGCTCTACAAGGTCTTTCATCGACCACCAAACTTTTTCTTCTGGTTTCACGATGCTTCACCTTCCTGGTCGCGTTCAATGATTGGTAAGATGCCTTCATTTTTCAGCAGCTCATAAATAAACAATCTGCCTTTCTGCGTCCATTTGGTGCTTACTCGTGCTTTATCAGCGTCGATCACATGCGTTGTTGTTTGCGTGTACCCTTTGTCCTGGTACTTCGCATACAGGAGCCAAATATCACCTTGCTTATATTGGACGCCTAGTTCATGTAACTTTTTATTCAATGCCATCCCACTCATGCCGTAATCTTTCGCGATTTTAGTTATGGATAGCAATGACTTATTCTGCAAAATCAAATCGTAATATGACGCTTTCGGCTGCAATTCGTTCACCTGCTGGGTAAGTACAAGATTTTCGGTTTTAAGCTTTTGCCTTTCCTGCTCTTCTTCAATCCAACGCTTTGCCCGCTCAATTGGATCATCAATCGCGTAACTGTCCATAATCGAATATGAACCGGTTTTTCTTATGGCTGGGATCACCTCATGCGTAATCCAACGTTTGAATTCTTTGGCTTCAGGTTTGCGGCTTCCAAGAATTAAAGTGTAAAGACCAGGTTCATTAACGATATTTGTTTCACCTTGACGACCTAAGTTGAACTTAGCCCGTTCATCATCGTCTAATCTTTGAAGCGCCATTGTCGGATTTGTAATTTCTAAGATTTCGCAAACATCTTTCGCAACAAACCAAGGTTCACCATCTTTTAAAATGGTGCGAACTTCATTTTGTTTGAAGCCAAAAACTTTTAATTGATTCATTTGATCACCTCATTGTTCGTTTGTGTAACTTTATGTGTATCAGACCAACCTGCGTTCTCCGCCAGGGGTGTCCACAATGTGTACCCCCTTCATCCAGCGCTAGCCGCCAAGGGTGTCCACTAATACCGGACCCCTTTTCATCTTCATCCAGAATGCATGTCATTTAAATAGCCTCTTTGCTACGGTTTATCCGTAGTTCTTTGTCAAAAAAAATTATTTTGTCCAAATCAATTCCAACGATTTCGGAAAACTTGTAGGCATCGTCCATTCGGAAGATTCGACGGTATTTTTCGTATTGAATATATGTTTTTTCCGTCATCCCAAGTTTCTCAGCCATTTCCGATTGAGTAATGCCAGCAAAAGTTCTGGCCTGTCTTAACGTGAACTTCATTTTATCACCTCCTTGATTCATACTATACTACATTTTATCCGTAGTTTCAACCATGAAATGCTAACTTTTTTTATTTTTTTTTGGACAAAACGACATATTCATATTTAATCTGTACTTTTGTACATTTATAATGTATAATTGTACATGAAAGGGAGGTGAGAAACATTGAGGCCAGGAGAAAAAATAAAAAGATTGAGGAAAGAAAACCGGATGACGCAAGCACAGCTTGCAAAAAAATTGGGTGTTGCTCCGACTACTGTTTCTTCTTGGGAAAGGAACGATAATAATCCTTTGATGGATAACATTACATTGATGGCAGAAATATTTGACGTTCCAGTAAGTTATTTCTTTGATAAAAAAGACGGGATTATTGTCAATGAACCAGCAATTGAATACAGCGTTTCACCAGTTTTGAAAACGCCGCTTTATGGATCAATAGCCGCCGGCGCACTATCTCTTGTTGATCCAGTTACAGAAAGCAATGTCAGATACATTAATTTGCCGGCTGAAGCGTTGGGGAAATACTCTCATGCAAAAGGGCTGTTCGCACTAAAAGTGAACGGCGAAAGCATGAATAAGGTTATCCCGAATGGGTCTTATATCGCGTGCAAGCCCATTGAGATTGAGGATTTGAAAGACGATGACATTGTAATTTTCAGCGTGGACAACGAATACAGCATGAAACGGTTCAGGCGCGATGATGAAAACCGAGTACTTATTTTTAGCCCGGAATCAACTGATCGTAAATACCATGATATTGTTGTCCCATTCGACACACCAAACGACCTTAAAATTTATGCGAAAGTGATTTGGTATGCTGTTACATTAGATTAGATTTTTAGCGCTAGAAATTTAATCGGGCGGGTAGCTCCCGCCTATTTTAATATCTGGAAGGGTGGTAAAATGGCAAGCATACAAAAGTTAGGCAATGGCTGGCGCTATCGTGTGTCATATAAGGATGCCGGCAAATATAAGACTAAAACGAAAGGCGGTTTTCGCACAAAAAAAGAATGCGAACTGGCCGCCGCTGAATTAGAAAAAAAGCTGCATGTAGGGATGGACATTTCGGCTGGTGATCGGCTGTTTGCTGAATACATGCGGACATGGTTTGAATTGTATCAAAATGGGAAGCACAGCCCGGAGCATGACCGCAACATTGAACGGTCTGTAAAGCTTGTGGAGGAACACTTCCCCGGCGTGAAAATGAAGGAATTGACAAGGGAAATGTACCAAAAATTTATAAATGAAATATCTCCTAAGTATGCCACGGACACGGTTAAAAAACGGCACACCTATATTAAGGCATGTTTGCAGGAGGCGATACAGGAAGGGATCATTTTTAAGGATCCGACGTATAAGGTAATTATAAAAGGCAAAAAGGACACGAAGAATGAGGAATTGAAGTACCTGAATTTTAATGAAGTCCAAAAGCTTGTTGCTGAAACTAAAAAGGATCTGCGACCGCGGTATATTTCCCGCTATGTAATCTTATTCGCAATTGCTACTGGCGCCCGTTTTAGTGAGATCATGGGGATTACGTGGGATTGTGTGGATTTTAAAAATCGCACCATTACGATTAATAAGACCTGGGATTTTAAAGATACAAATGACTTTAGCGACACGAAAAACTACGCATCTAAGCGCACGATCACGATAGACACAGAAACTGTGGACATGCTGCAAACCTTAAAATCTGAACAAAATAAGAAAGCTTTGCAGACAGGGCTGCGTAATAAGAAAAATCTTGTGTTTGTTAATACTAAGATGCAACTGGTGTCCAATAACGCGGTTAATAAGACATTACGGACGCTTTGCAAGGCAGCAAAGATTAAAGAGATTACCTGCCACGGTTTGCGCCATACGCACGCTTCTATGCTCTTATACAAGGGTGTTAACATTAAATATATCTCCCGCCGTCTTGGACATAAAGATATTGTGACAACTTTGCAAACTTATTCGCATATTTTGGACGAGATGGAGCAAGTTGAATCCCGTGTTGTGGATGACACAATGAAGGAGATTCATGGTGCAAAATTCGTGCAAAAAAATTTTTAAAACCATTATATTCTTTTACAAACTGGACAATAAAAAAATGACCGCAAATGCAGTCATATCAAGGGATTCAGCCATTTTATTTTCAATCCTTTACAACCCAAAAACGCCCTCGGCAGGAATCGAACTTATAATAGGAAAAGACTGATATATAAGGGTTTATAGGCATATGCAAAAAACTCAATGCAAAATAAATGCAAAATTATTCTATCTCTGCAAAAGTGAGCACCTGGGCATTATACCGTCCAGCCACTTTTGCAGTTTTTTTGTG